TGATTCTAAGTATTCTAATAGGGTTGACATTCTTTTCTCCGATAAATTATTTATCACTTCTTCATGTTCTGATTAATGAGATTCAATATAGCATTGCGGTCTGTGTTCAATTCACCATTGTTTTGCTGTGATTCTTCCTCGGGCTTTTGCGTCTGTGCTAGTCTAGCCGCTTTAAGCTGTAATTCCACCATTTTTAGCTTTTTATCCAGCTTGGCCGTTTTAGCAGTAATAGCATTGCCCATCATGGTACTAGCAACTTCGAATATTTTACCAGCATTTCTATCATCCATGTTAAAGCCTAGATCCATGAGTCTACCAAAACTATCCATGGCCTGTTGAGCGTAGTCGTCTAGATCCTTGTCTTCAGTTTCAAGTCCACGTACCTGAGGTAATGCTCGATCAATCCTGTCTGCTATATCCATTTGCACTGTCAATTCACTGACATCTGGAATTACCATAGGTTCAGTGTTTGACACCAATGGTAGCTGTAATTCTTCTACATCGTTTCTATCGGGTTCAGTGCCCTCTACATTGAAAAAGTCTTCAAGTTTTTTTGTCATCTTTTACGTGTTCTTTTTGCTTTTGGCTTGTTATTAGGTTGCCAGTTATTATATATATCTTCTTCGGTGAGTATTCTAAACTTCAATCCATGCTTTTGGCACCAAGCTCTACAGGCTTCCCACTTAGCCATGTTTAATACTACTGCGGCTTTTTCCTGCTGTGTTTTTGACAGCTCTAATAATGCTTGGTTGCGTGGCTTTACCTCAATAACTTCACTGATCTTATTGCCATTTTTATCCTGATACGTTATTAAAAAGTCAGGATAGTAAGTTGTTTGTTTACCTGTAAAAGGATTTATATAGGGTATGCGTAAACTTTCACTGGCCCAGCCTATAACTGCTGGATGTGTATCACAGAATCGCATCACTGTTAATTCCCAACCACTTCTATATTTGGGTTGGTTACTGCCTATATAACGGCTGGGATTTGTGGGTGTAAAAAATCCCTGCGTATAATTGTAAGCCATTAAATAACCTGTCTAGAGATACCACTGGGAATATTTGCAGTATCTAAAAATCCGATTTGGCTACTATTTGATCTACCATTATTCAGTATGTCATATACGTGATTGTCAAAACGTAGGCCATTGGCTGTGACATATTTTATTATGGAATCTACATCCTCGCCAGTGGTGTCGCTTATTTTAAGTACTGCAACTGTTAACTGTTTTGCCAGAGACTGTGGTACTTTTTTATTTAAAAGTTTACCATATAACACGTCGAATTTACTTGCTTCGTAGTTCATGTTATTCTCCTGGGAATCCTGTTACATTGCCCATGATGTCAACACCAGCAAATTTTGGTGCTGTTTTTGGCGTCAGTCTGCCGCCTGTTGCGTCCCTTACAGCCTGTTGTACTGCGGGGTTAGTACTTGCTCCATAGATTTTAGGAGGCTCTGTTGTTTGCGTAGAGCTATTAGAACTATTAACTCTACCTCCACCTGCGTCTTTTGTTTCATAAGTAACGCTTTCAAAGCGCACACTTATCTGCCAGGACACTGCTTCACTGGCACTGTAATCCAGTGTATCGTGCTGTACATCTATTATTTTTGGTTTCCAAAGAGTAGTGATACTCTCTGTACTTAAACTTGTTCTTTCTGCATCTGCACCATAGAATCTAGAAATTTCTATTCTGTCTATAATTGCATCTGAATCTTGTAGTTTTAAACCAAAGCCGTCAAAGGAGTTGCGTATACCAGGGCTGGTTTTTCTAAAACTATTAGATGCTTGGCCAAGATACCCTACAAGGAAATCTTGAAATCTATTATCGTGTGTATCGTAAAATGCAATACTGATAGGCTCAAAACTTATTTTAGTAGGAACAAGCTGTCTTACGTTCCATGAGTTTACTACTTCAGTATCTATGCTGTATTTAGGTAGTTCTATTGATTTTACGCAATCATAAATGTATCTTGCGCTGGTTACTTTTGAACTATAAAAAGCCACCTGGAAATGATACTTTAGGCGCGGAGCCTTGTCCGCGCCTAAACCATACCACTTCATAGCGTCAGTTAATGCCGCCATTTACGTTCCTTAAACTGCGTTCTGGAATCCTGAACCCGTCATACTACCCTGAGTTAGTGCGCCGCGGTCGCTAGATCCAGCAGAACCTGGGTGAATATCAGCGTTATCATAACGGATTTGTAATGTAATTTGCATTACATCACTGGTTGCATAATTGTTTTCACCATAATTTGCATTCTGAATGAAACAACCATTCAAACTCCATGTCTCGATAACTGTTCCAGGCTGGCTACCGTCTAATTGTTCGATAACAATACCGAACTTATAGTCTTTACCAGCGGCAGGAGCACTTTGTAAACCGTGATTTAATTGTTTCTGCAATTGAGCAGCAACATCACGACTTACGCCGTTGTTCATGTCATCTCTTAAAGTAATTGTAATTGGTTCCCATGTGTGCTTTGCAGCCAAATATGCTCGGCTGTTATATGCATCAATGGTAACTTCGTCGTGTGTTACGCTAGGGCGTGTAACGCTGATCACGTTTTGTGTGAAGTCGTTACTGCTGGCGCCAGCGCCAAAGTTATACATATTCACACGGAATCTGTATTGTAACTTTGGCATCATAATGACGCTAGTGCCGCCTGCTGGTACGCCGAATTGTGTTAAATCTGCCATCTCTTATCTCCTTGGGCTAATATATTTATCAAGCTGATAACTCGCCTGTGTTGACAACACGAATTGGGATGTAGATAAATTCAGCAGCCTTAACTGGCTCAATCGCTACGTCAATCCACAATTCATTTCTATCAATTCTGGCAGGTGTGTTGTTCGTTTCATCACAAACAACGATAAAGTCATAAATTGCTCGCTTGCTGATCATGTCTGCAAGGAAGCCATCGAAAACTTGTTTAGCATTAGCTCTTGTGATCTTGTCGTTAGGTTCAAATATGAACGGACGAGCCAATGGATCAAAGCGTTCACGCAAGTACGCCAATAAGCGGCCAACGTTAACGCGATCTAATGCACTAGAGAATGGTTGCATTGTACGTTGACCAAAGACATATAGACCTTGACCAGGGAAACGTGTGATTGGGTTGATACCCATTCTGCTACCATCACCATACAATGTATCACGTTGGCCATTAGTCAATGCTACAGGAATAAATTCACCTTCTGCATTGATGTAACCTACGTTACTAGCATTAGTTACAACACCACGTGTCAAACCAGCTGGAGCAAACCAGGGATAAGCAACTTGGTCGTTATAAGCATAAGTTCTTAGAACAATATGACTTGCAGGAACAACTACATCGTTACCGTCCAAGTCACTGGCAAAACCACTTGGGTAATAGCAGGCTGCCTGAGCACTACCAGATGTAATACCACGCTCACCGTTAGTTACTGCATAGTTACCACTCATCCAGTTCAATAACTCTTGACCCTGTGGCTTCAATCTAAATGGTGTATCTAAGATAATAAACGCTGTTTCTTTACGATCAACATTAAGTGCAACCATCTCATCCAATAACTCTGGATATGCAGGAGCCGCAATCAATGTGAAGTAAGTCATTTCTTCACGAATTTGTGTGTTGTTGTTTACGACAGCTTGCATTGCACGAACAACTGCACGACGTTGTGCCTTGCGGAACATATATGGACGTCCGTCTTCTTCGTTGCCGCTGAATGTGCTCCAACCTTTAACTGTTGTTTCACCATCGCTTAATACGACATCACCGTAGATCTTAACGTTGCCTGTGCTGATTGCACTGTTCCATAATAGCATACCGTCTGGTTGTAATGCTGGATCAGGACTGTCAGTAATACCATCTGCACCACCTTCGCCGTTGCTTGTATCTGCCGCTGTCATTGTCAAGTCAGCAAATATAACACCGTTAGGAGTTGTTTGGTCTGTGATATCACGCTCTACCCATGCAAAACCGTCAAAGCGGAAGATGCGTGGATAATTTTCTGGATCGTCACTGTTAATCCAGAAGTCGCCTGCGCTTGGATTTGATGGCTCGCTGGCATCGATAGTAACATTGTCTGTTACAGGCTCCCACTGACCGTTGGCTTTAACATACAAGTCAACATTTAAACTTGTGTTATACCATAATGTACCGTCAGGTGTTGAACCTTTTAGTGCTGTTGTGCTTGGTGTTTCGTAAGCTGAATCCCAGTTAGAACCGTCATAAGCACGAATTTCGAAGTTAGCAGACATAGCTGCCGCTCTTGCAAATAACTTACCTGCTGTTAGGCTAGAACCAAATGCTGTTGCGGCATCTGCATTGCTTGCATATACAGGAACTGCCACAGTTGCCCACTGACGTGTTGAAGAATTCCACTTTTTAACTACTATGCTGGCGCCAGAATTAGGTGTTGTAGTTTTAATCCATACATCACCAACTGCTGTAGCACTTGGGATCTGATAGTGAGGAGCCGCAAATACTGTCTGACTTAGAGAAGCGTTTGTTGCAATTTTCCATGCGCCAGCAACCTTTTTATATACTTGGTAGCTGGATACAACTGTAGTTGCAACAACTGCGTAGTCACCATTTGAACCTAGGTCTACTAGTGGTGTTACACCAGCGCTGTCTGTTGTGTCATCTAAACTAGTGATAACCAATGGTGTTTTAGCTTGCCAGCTTGCTGTACCTGTAGCAGATGCTTCAAAAATACCCCAGGATGTGGTAGTAGCATCCAACCATAATGTCCCATTTGCAGGATCACCTGCTGGCTCTATGTCTGTAGGCTCTAATTGTGCTAGATCGATGTCAGCACGTAATACGTATGCACGGTTAGCAAGGCCTAAGTAACTATAAGCGGTGAATAAACCGTATTCGTTGACTTCTGATCCGTGAACTGGTGTACCATCAATAACTTTAAAGTATGGCTTACCAAATAATTCAACCAACTCACGTTGGCTAGTTAGTAAATATGGCTTGTTAGCATTAACAGGCATTGTGCCTTCTGCATAACCACTTCCACTTACATTTGCTTTGTTAGATTGGGTAGCAATAACGATTAACGGTACTGTGCCTTGACCGGCAGAACCGTATTGGCTTTCGTCGATAACGCTGACTGCTACGCCTGGTGAAACTAATGTAGGCATGTTTTTCTCCTTAATGTAGGTTACCAGTATTTATACTGGTTTGGAGAAAAGAGCCTATTTAGCTCATATTACTAAATTAGCTGACTGAGTTGCATCTCGTTTTCTGTAATTTCTTCTACTTGTTTGAACAAATCATCCAAAGATCGATTATTGTCTAGTATGTAATCAAACTCAGTACCAACCCAGGCGGTTTCGCTGGCGTGAATTTTAAGGTTCATTAGTTGTATATTTGCCTGTGCCGACCCCTGATTATGCTGTAGTGCAAGATCGTACCAGTCTGGCTCTGGTCCACGAACTACACGCACAACCACGCCACCAGCTTGTTTAATACTGGCAATCTCATTGGGGAACCTGCAATCACTGATTACGATATCATCATTGGTTCTGCGCAATTTGTTTTCTACGCTGGCAATCCAGATATCGTCATGAAAGCCTCGTCTGCACACTTCTGTACCCCACTGCTGTAATACCCAACGCGGTGTTAGATTCGGCATATTTAAACGTTCCGCCCACCAAGGATCTACTTGCTCACGCCACTCACGTGCTTCTTTGGTACGACCTTCTAAGAGAATTCTATCCCAGCCAAATACTGCGGCTACTGCATCTTTTAAAGTATTAGCAAAACTTTCACGTCTAAAGCCATGGACGTTAACTAGATAGTCTGCAATAGTATCTTTGCCACTGCCAATAAAACCACATACACCGATAATCATTTTAATGTCTCCTCTAACCAAACTTTACACTCAGGCCACTGTTTATAGATATGTGATAGACCACCGGCATTACGCCATTCTTCACAGTTGCTTGTTCTGTCATCAATTAGGATGTCGCCGAGTTTACAGTGGCGCCATTTGTCATGGCTAAATGGTCCAAAGAATACTGTAATATCAGGATAACGTTCATGTGCCCACCATACTTTATCGCTGGCGGCATAGGGCATTGTGTAATCGTGTGGTAATGCTGTTAAGAAGAATAAGCCCGAGCCTGTTCGATCTCTGTAGTCTCTACACCACTGCACAAGTTCATCTGCTCCGGCCTTTTTAGGTAGATTGCGATAAAAGTGAGGGTCTCGCTGTAGTTTTTTCCAGTCTGCGTCTGGAATACGTTCTCCATAATTCCAGTTACGTTCAACCATTTTTCTAGCAGTCGCCATCCAGTCTGCTACTACGTCATCCATGTCTAAAAATATATTCATAATGCTAGTATATAACATTAGAAACTATTTGTCAACGAATATTTTACTTTTTAGGAGTGGGATTTTCACCAGTTAGTTTTGGTCTAGCAAACCATAACTTGAACCATTCGTCGGTGCCTGGGCGAATGTCATACTTCTTTTGATACTGTGCCTTTTCATTACCGGCATCACTGATATTTTCCTGTGGAGGCTGTACAGTATAAGGTTTTAATAAACTCAGTGAATCGATGCCTGCCAGTTTTTTAAGTTCTGCCAGGGCCACAGGATCTACATACGCATCAGGAATCGTGGGATCATCACCTTCGAGACGAAAAGTCTGGCTAGTGATTCTATGTTGTTTATCCAATTATGAACCCCATAGGTGTTCCACCGTCTACATAATTGATTAGATCTTGTTCTAGTTTTTCAAGTTCTGCCTGTGCTTCGCTTTTTAAGTTATCACCGTTTAAACTTGTGCCACCTTGTGGACCTGCAATAGTAGCGAACTTACTACGTGCCTCGCCTAGAATAAACTTGGCCTGTGCAAAAGCATAATCACGAACCCAACCGCCTGCATAGGGATCTATTAGAATGTCTTCGTCGTCACGTTCCACGAAACACCATACATAAGCGACATCATCTGCATGGAACTTTCTATGTAAAACTAGCTTGTGATCGTTTTGTAGGAAGGTATGTGTTACATAACCACCAAACATACGTGCCAATAATTCTCTGCGATGCGCATACATTTCGTAGTTAATTAAGCCTGCACTCA